ACGCGAATGGGATATTGACAGGATAGCACGCCATGCCATCGGCTGGGTGATACTGGCGGCCGGAGCCGGCTACCTGTTCTTCGGAAACTACCACTGCGGCATGGCCAGATTCCTTGCCTGTGCCGTATGTGTAGGGATATGGACTGCGGCGACGATAGACGACAATGACTCAAAACGAACCCGCGAGGGCAAGTGAGGGTTACTCTAACATAACTAGCAACCGCCTGCACTCATAGCAGGCACGTGCAGGCGGACAACGGCGGTAAACCGCGGATTGTGGCGCACCGCGGAGCGATATACTCGACAAAGCATTAAAAGCCTCGCAGTCGGGGAAAGCCTGGGATTGCAGCATGGTTCGAATCCATGCCCGCCGACAAAACGCAGGGATGCGTGGATTAAAACAACACATAAAGACTCCGGCGATCCGCAGAACGGACGCCGCCCTGACTGGCAATGGATAGTCCTTTACAGGGTTGGCAGGGAGACTTCCACGGGTGGCGTGGCGCTCGACGGCTGAAAGCGAAAACAGACCGGCAGCGTGGGAGGTTCGAGACCTCCGTCTTCCTCTGATAATTGAAACAAAACGAGAAAGAAAATGGAAGGGAAAATCAGCGTATTAGGAACAATCAAGACTTTGGGCGTCGGCGAGATCTTCGTCTTCAAGCCGGAGCAGATAAAGTACACGTCGCTGCTGTGCGCGTGCTCGAAATTGAGGATGGACAACAAGCGTGTGCGCTACAGCGTAAAGACATTGCCCAGCGGCAAATATCAAGTAACACGTATATCATGAGCAGCATAGAGGTATTATCGCGCGATTATGCACAGGTGAGCGAACTCATAGCCGGCGCCATCATCAAGAAAATGAAGCCGGTCGACGACGAGCTCAGCGAGAACGAGGCGCAAAAGGCTTACGGCACCCGCTGGCTCAACCGGATGAGAGACGCAGGGCTTGCGGAGTTCGCGAGGATAGGGAACAAGAAGGTCTACAGCCGCCACCAGCTTGACTGCCTGAAGGCAGCGGAAAGGGAACAAGCGCGGCTGATAATGAAGGAAAAGAACTGAACCATGGACGGGAAGATAACAGCGGCGGACGCACGTAGAATTGCGGAAGCAAGACACATGCAGGTGGCGGATTTCAACGAGGCGTTTCTGGCCTCTTTCGACGCCGAGGAGGCGCGAGACATCGCCGGCGGCATGATGCGTCACCAGTACCATCGAGAAATGTCCAGGGCAGGGCTACAATGAAGGAGGTCACATGCACAAGTTCGAGATTAACGACAAGGTCGTCTGGAAAACAGCAAACGGCACGGCGAGCGGCAGGGTCGTATGTTACGACACGCTGGGGCTCGGCTACATGATAGTAGCGCTGCCTAACAGCAGGAGGATGCTCGTGAACGAATGCAGCGCGACGGCCTGCAATGACGCGACAACGGGAAATTATCATTGTTGACATAATAACAAAGTCCTTCGCAGCGATGCGCGGGCACGGAGACGCTGGGCAAGTGTGTAATATTGTGGTTATAATGGTTTTAGCATCAGTTTTCAGCCGGCGGTTCCGTCCAGCCCTTGCGGGGGTGACACCTTTCAGGGGCTCAAACAATAAACAAAAACAAATGTATGGAGAACAAGACAAACACAAAGACGCAAAATGGAGTCTACCGGAAGATTCTGGAGCTTCAGAGGACAGTCAGGGCTCTGCTTCCCAACGCCAACGGAGGAGGCGACAGAAACTCATATAAGTACGTTTCTGGAGCTAAACTGCTGGGGTATCTGCGCCCGAAAATGGACAATCTGGGAATCATCCTGAAGCAGGAGATCGTGGAGGAGTCGCACGAGCGGATAGATTACGCCACCGCCTACGGCCACAAGTCGGAGATGTTCACAGCGCTGAAAATGCGCTTCACGTGGATAGACGTCGAAACTGGCGAGCGTGACGAGAACGAATTTATCGCCTTCGGGCAGAACGGATGGGATAAGGGCCTGGGAAGCGCGCTGACATACGGCGAAAGGTACTTCCTGCTCAAGTTCTTCCACATCGCTACGGACGAGGACGATGTCGACGCTTTGCCTATCGAGGATGCCATGCCGGCGAACGTTCAGATGCCGCCGACACCAGCACCGGCACCACGGCCGCAGCCGGCTCCGGCCATTCCGCAGGCACAGGCACCAGCACCAGTTCCAGCTCCGGCGCGGGGCAAACAGCAACCGATACAAGTGAAAGTGGTACAAGCTGGCGACGACACCTACATGAAGCTGATCGCCCGAATCAACAAGGGGCAGCTCGATACTATCGACAAGGCGCTCAAGAGCGGGATGGTCTTTTCCGGCGAGGCGCTGGCAATGCTGGAGCAGGCACAACGAGACTATAAACCAAATTCTAAATAAAAAGCATTATGACACAAGACACAACTACAAAGAGCATGTCTCTTTATGACCTTCAGGCTTTAGCCTTCAGGACGGAGCTTGAGTTGGAAGACAGCGGCGGAGAACTCACGCCGGAAATTGAGCAGGCCTTGGCCACGACCGAGGTCGAGATTCCGCGCAAGGTGGACGCGTACAAGGGCTATCTGGATTTCCTGAAGGCGCGCGCGGACCAGCTCCAGCAGACCATCAAGTCGCTTCAGAGCAAGAAGAAGGCTGTCGAGAATGCCGGCGAGAGGGTGAGGAATTATGTGAAGGACACGATGGGCGCCTTTGGTCTGCGGAAAATCAAGGGCGACGTCTACACGGCCACGCTGACGGAACGCGAAGGCATCGAGGTGAACGAGGAGGAGATTCTTGCACCTTACAGGGAGAAGGTGATGAGGCTTTCCGAATCATTGCCGGATTACGTTTCCGTCGAGCTGAAAATCAGCAAGACCGGCATAGCCGAGGCAATTAAGGGCAACGACGTGCTGCCGCTGGGTATCACCAGGACGACGACGGACACGCTGACAATTCGCTAGATCATGACATCAAGCAAGAGAGATTCATTCGTCTATCATCTCAGCTGGGAGGAAGTAATGGACAACTTGCCAGAGGAGGTCAGGGAGGAGGTGCGCGGCGGCATTATTGGGTATGCTCGCACGGGGGTCACCCCTGAACTGAAACCTTTGGCAAAAGTAGCCTTCGAGTTTGTGAAGAGAGACCTGGACAGGGATTTCCAGCGCTATCAGGACATGGTTGCAAGTCGAAGCGAGAGCGGAAAGAAAAGCGCAGCAGCGAGAGAAGCAGCAAAATCAACAAGTGTTGCTTGTGCTAAACAAAATCAGCAAAAGTCAGCAAAATCAACAAGTGTTGCTTGTGCTAAACAAGAGGCAACAAAAGCAACTGATTATGATAATGATTATGATTATGTAACACATAGTGTGTGTGTTAATAGCGCGCAGGCGCGCGCGAGCACACCACCAGCACCACACACAGATTTCGATTATTTCTTCCCGACTTTTTGGAAAGCGAATATTTTCCAGCCGGCAGCAGAGACGCAGCGGTTCATAGACTACTACGAAGCATCAGGATGGGCGCTGGAGAAGGGAGACCTTCTGGACAGTGACGCGAAGAGGCTTGCGAAGGCCAGGATCTGGAAACCGAAGAAGGAGGGGGCTAGATTCCCGCCGAGATTTGCCGAGATCTGGTCAGAGCTCGCGGAACAGGCGCCTGACAACATTCGACGGCAGATGTACGAGGACGGCGTGGCCGTGCACATGGAGAGCAGGAGCGTCTGCACATCCATCGAGGTGACGAGGGAGGTGAAGCAGTGGCTCATAGATTCGTCCAACGCGGCGGCCAGGGAGCTAATTCTCGGGAAATGGCTACGCGGCAACAAAAACAAGCCGGTGCAATTCCCTGTATATGATTGACAATTAAAACATTAAAAAACAAAATTATGGCAACACTAAACAAGGTGACACTCATCGGCTATGTAGGCAAAGAGCCGGACGTGAGGTATCTGGAAACTCCGGAGCATCCGAAGGTGGCGCAGTTCTCGCTGGCCACGACCGAGCGGATGAAGTCAAAGGACGGGGAGGTCAAGGAATTGACCGAATGGCACAATATCGTGGCGTGGCGCGGTCTGGCGGATGTTACGGAAAAGTACATACGAAAGGGCATGCCGCTCTACGTGGAGGGCAGGCTGCGTACCAGAAGCTGGGAATCGAACGGCAAGACGGCCTACCGCACGGAGATAGTTGCGGACAACATCCAGATGCTGGGAAACAAGTCAGATGGCGAGAGGCAGGCGGCTCCAGCTGCAGGGCAATGGGTATCGCCGAAGCCCGCATACCAGCCGGCAGCTCCACAGGTTCCGGCATACGGCATGACAATGCCGGCGGCTCCGGTATATGACGATCCGAAAGATGACTTGCCGTTCTGACACTTTGCCGCCGGCGGTGCTGACGGCAAGGGAGCACCAGGAGATGCGGAGGTGCATCGAGAGGCTTCGGCGCCTTGGTATCAGAGACAACAGGCTGACGAATCTCGTCGACCGCATGTCGGTGACGCTAAAGAAAGGCGCGAGAAGGGCGCAGAAGTCCGCCACAATGAAAGAACGCACCATCGGTGGCATAGTTGACCGTCAAAATAAAAATAATTCAAATACGGGCGCTTGTGCGCAAAGTATCAATGATTGAGAAAAAGAAAACAATATCGAAAGTGAAAGCTTCGGAGAATATCAAGGCTTTCAGGCGCGAACTGCGTGACAGGGCATGGAAGCGTGTCGCAGGATCGAAGATTCCCGACTTGGTGAAGGTCGGCCTTCTGATGTCCAATGCCCTGTCTCTGCTGGCCGCGCAAATTGACGTGATGATTCGCGCGGAACTCAAGGCAGAGGGCGTGAACGCAAAAACGAGTGGCGGAGAGGGAGACATAATCTGCGGCATGAAGAACTACGCAGAGAAGACAAAGGCTGCGGAGTATTGGTTCGAGCGCGACCTGAAGCCCTATATCGAGGACTGCACGTTCGGCAGCTACGGCGTGAAGGCATACGACGACTTCAACCACAGCTCTGCGGAGGTCATACAGCTTCTGATGCTGTGCGTGGACAGGGGAGAAGTTGACGGCGGCATGGAAAAGGTCTTCCGGTCGCTGGAACGCCTGAAGAAGGGCACGCGGTTCTCGGACGAGGACATTGCAAAGTTTGATTTTAAGGAATAAAATTATGGACCGCGAAATGCTGCTTCGCGCCGTGGATTATGTCCAGCGCGGAAAGAAAAGCTGCGAGGATGCGGCAGAGAATCTTCTAAACCATGAGCCAGCACTTTCTTATTACATGGGCAAGGCCAAAGCCTTCAGCGAGGTGCTAGGGTTTTTAGAATTGATTGACAAAATGAAAGTAAGAATAAAGAAACTAAATGACAACGCTGTGATGCCGGCAAAGGCGCACGCGACAGATGCAGGGTTCGACCTGTACTGCACAAGCAAGGAAATTGACTGGACGAAGCGGCAGATAGTCTGCCATACGGGACTGGCGTTCGAGATTCCTGAAGGCCATGTGGGGCTTATATTCCCACGCAGTTCAGTGAGCAACAAGCCCCTCATGATGGCCAACTCGGTCGGTGTCGTGGACAGCTGCTACAGAGGTGAAGTGACCGCGAAATTTAACATTACGGACACACGGCAGAGCGCTTTTTCCCATTATCAGGAGGGTGACCGAATCGCGCAGATGATAATCATTCCTTATCCGGAGATTGAGTTCGAGGAGGCTGACAGCCTTTCCGAGAGCGACAGGGGAACAGGCGGCTATGGTTCAACAGGGAGGTAGTCATGAAGTTTGAGGCTACATTCTCGGAACACGGCAGGGTCATGACCAGGACCTACGACAAGCCGGACGCAACCAAAGACGACGTAATAGAGTGGTTCGGGTTGCGCGAACACGACATTGACTGGTTTACAATTAAGGAAATCAACGAAAAAGATTAGAAAATTATGAAATACGATTCGAAGAAATGTAACAACTTGAATTTCAAGCTTGCAAGCGGCCTTTCAGGGTTTATCAAGAGCGCTCCGAATGGAGACGTGTATCTGTATCAGTATCAGAATTTTTGCAATTGGGATCCGATCACGATGACCATGATCCCTTATTTCTGGAAAACGGTAAAGGCGGAGGCATTCAACAGCTTTGCAGAGGATAGTGAACTTTCGATAGTTCCGCGCGATCCGGAGACTTACACCGACTGGAAGGTTGGAGACCGCGTCATGGACAAAGATACTAGAGGTATTCACACAATCGCTGCAAAACTGAGCGATATAGTGTTTCTATTGAACGATAATAACGCAGTTACGTCAACATGTACTGCCATGCTGACGAAGGATTACACTCTCGTCCTCACGGACTACGAGCAGGAACTCCTGAAAGTACAGGGAAAGAAAGAGTGCCCGTTCAAGGAAGAAGATAAGGTTTTGGTAAGGGATGAGGATTCTTCTTGGGCTTTCGACGAATTTCTCTACTACGTTGCAGAATCCCATTATCCGTATAAGTGCGTAAGTAGTTCATACGAGCAGTGCATTCCTCTCAACGAGGACACGTGGAAGCTTTTGGGTACGACGGACGAATACAAGGAGGAGGAATAAGTTATGAACGAAAATCTTAATCTCTGTGAGATCTTGAAGCATTGTCCGGCAGGAACAAAATTCTGGTCTTCTGTATGGGGTGATGTGTTTCTGGTGAGAGTAGAGGAAAGAATGGAAGGGAGAGCATTTCTGCCAGATAGCTGGGATGGTCCACACGAATATAAAGCAAGCGCATTGCTGTCTTATTGTGTGAAACATAAAGAGTTTATGTCCCTTCGGCAATCAGATCGATATGCTGATGGTTTGACTGGCGGCAACTGCTTAATAGCAAAATATGCAGATGATGGATGCAGTGATTTCACGAAAGAAGGCAAAGTCCCGTGCGCTTATGAACTCGGCTTTTCGATGCCAGAGTTAATCAAAGCTCTGTGTGACAATAAGAATGTTAATGATGTTATATGCGATATACTCAAACAAGCGCACGCAATCTGGAATAAAGACACGCAGCACTTTATCGAACAATTAAGAAACGAATAATATGAAACAGTTTGATTTGCAAGAATACCTCAAGAATCCAACCAGACCGATTGTCACGAGGGACGGCAGGAGTGTAAGGATCGTTTGCACGGATAGAAATCACAAAGTGCTCCCGATAATAGCTCTTGTGCTAATAGACGGTGAGGAAAGAGTGTGCAGTTATATGGAAGATGGTAAGTATTTGAGTTACACACATTCAAGGGATTTATTCTTCGCGACTGAACCGAAAACAAAAAAGGTCGGCTGGATGAACGTCTGCAAATATGGAGACAATCAACACTTCTCTCTCGTGGGTGGTGTTATTCACCCGACACGTGAGCAGGCGTTGACTGAGCGACCGGATTATGTCGTGGACACAATTCAGATCAAATGGGAGGAGAAATAATGACACCTTTTGAGAACGCGATAAAGGAGTACCTTGACGCAAGGGCAAAGGAAGACGTCAAGTTCGCTGAGAAGTACTCGAACGGAAAGAAGAGCATCGAGGAGTGCTGCAGGTTCATACTGGGAGAGATGAAGAAGAAGGCAGCTGGCGGGATGTATGGGGCGACCGACGCGGAGGTGTTCGGGCTGGCCGTGCACTACTACGACGAGGAGGACGTCAAGGTCGAGAAGAATGTGAGCGCCGAAGTTGTCATCAACAGGGAGATGACCGAGGAGGAGAAGCTGCAGCTGGAAAGGAGCAAGGACACAGAGAAGAAGAGGATAGAGGAAGACAACAGACGCAGGGAGGAACTCAGGAAGAGGACGGCCGAGGACAAGAAACGCAAGGAGCAGGAGCGGAAGAAGAAAGAGCAGGAGGAAGAGGGACTGCTGTTCCTGTTTGACGAGGAGGACCTGTAGAGTGAAGCCGAAGACGAAGAACGAGATTTGGGCCTTGAGGGAGCAGGCGCAATTGCCGGAGCTTCCGCAGAGGACGCTCGACTGGGCGAAGAGAACCCTGATGAGGCACGACGGCTACACGTGGTTCGCCGGAGCCTACAGCAAGAAGCGGAGGGTGGTGTGGTGCCAGAACTGCGGCAGGGCCGAGTACCTTCCGGTGGACGAGAAGATAAACGAGAGCGCCTATACCTGCAGGGAATGCGAAAGCGTCCTGGTGCTTGTGAATATAGGCCCGGTTCATCCGAAAGTACAGACTTGCAGCCACGAGTTCGTCGTGGCGAGAGTCCACAAGGGCTGGCAGGTGTTCGAGGGCGTGGAACTGGAGAGGACGGTCAGACTCGGGGAACGGCCGGAATATGCGCTTGCGAGGCGATACGCTATCTGGATCAACTCAAAGGGAAAGGAAGTCATCACCACGACCGCTTACTCAAGGAGCTACTACAGCTTCTGGTGGAGGCCGGAGGCCGGATGGACGATAGGCAGGCACAACGGAACAGCAAGCGGATATTGTGTCTACGAGGACACGTTCGACCTGTCCGGAATGAAGACCGCGCCTGGCGGCAGATACCTGCCTGAACTAAGGCGGCGGGGCTGGAGACCGGGAATGAAGGAAATCTCAAGCCTGAGCATAGAGAACGTGTGCAGCACCCTGCTGAGGTCGAGCGTGGCGGAGACCCTGCTGAAAGCCGGACAGTATGCGCTGTTCGAGGCGCTGGTGTCGGAGGGGAAAGGTAACCGGGTCGAGAAGTTCTGGCCGAGCGTCAAGATAGCGCTGCGGCACGGGATGAAGAAGTACGAGACGATAGGAGACATCGGACTGTGGCTCGACTACCTCCAGGGACTGGAGCAGGAACACAGGGATATGAGAAGCCCGAAGTGGCTTCTGCCCGAGGATCTGAACCGGGCGCACCAGGCGCAGATTGCTAGGACGCGTGCGGCTTACGACAGAAAACGGAGGCTGGCGCAACTTGAGGAGGACAGGCGGTTCGACGAGGAACTGAAGAAGAGAATCGGCATAGTGGCTGGATTCGTCCTCACTGACGGGGACATTGAGATTAGTCCGCTGAAGACGGTCAACGACTTCTACTGCGAGGGCAGCGCCCTGCATCACTGCGTGTTCACGATGAGCTACTACAAGCGCAAGGACAGCCTGATACTCGGAGCGAAGGTCAACGGCGAGCGAACCGAGACCATAGAGGTCAGCCTGAAGGACTTCTCCGTGTCACAGTGCAGGGGCAAGAACAATATGGACAGCCCGTATCACAAGAGGATAATGAGCCTTATGTCGAGCAACCTCGGCAGGCTCAGGGACGTGTACAGGAGGGCCGGTGCAACGTGATACTATGACAAATAACGACAAATAAAGAATTATGGCAAGAATAGTTTACAAGAAAGGCCTTGAAGGCCAGAACCGCCTCGAATGTATCGAGGGAATCGAAATTGAATTGTTGAACGGGCAGTGTGCTTTGATTTATCCGAAGTACGCGAATTTGCAGCTTCTGGATTACGAGCGAACCGACGATTGGAAAGCAAAACCCATGACGGAGATTGAGGCGCTGAAAGTGACTGATAGCAAAGAAGCAACGGACGAGTTGCTTGCGCTTGACTCACCTGCGGCGGAGTTCGTCCGTAAGTTCAAGAGTGATATTCACGGGCGTTTCAATATACCGACGTTGCTTGCAGTATTAGAGATTTCGCATCAGATGAAAGAGCTTAACAAACTCAGTAAAGTCATCGAAGGCGCGGATTTGTTGGAAGAAGGCGTGAACGTGTCGAGTTGTTCCCGCTATGGCTCGGTCAGCAGGTGGATTGCGAATAGCTACGACGGGTTTGCCAGCGGCTACAGTTTGTACGCATCTATCACGTGCATTCCGGCCATACTTTACCGCAAAGCGTAATTATAACTAATATGGATTATGGCACAAATAATTTACAAAGAAGGATGCGAGGGTCAGAACACCCTTGAAAGCATTGAGGGAATCGAGATTAAACTTCTCAATGGACAGAAGGCGTTGATTTATCCGAAGTACTCAGAAAAGATAATGCTTTCGAAGGATGAGATAGCATCTTGGGATGCAAAGGATACCACCGAGATTGAGGCTTTGAAGAAGGAGGATAATCTATTGGCTACCGGAGTACTCTTGAGGTGTGGAAGTCCTGCGGCCGAATTTGTCAGCAATTTCAATTCTGACAAACACAGCATCTTCGGATTGCCGACACTGCTTGCCGCAATGGAAATTCAGGACCAGAAGTCAGACATTGACGAGCTGGCGGAGACAATCGAGGGCGCGGATCTGCTCCGTGACTTCACCAGTATCGTATGGTCTTGTTCCAGGTGCGGCAGGATCTGCGGTTGGCTTGCGAGCGGCAACGGAGGTCGTAGCTTAGACGACGGCTTGTATTTCACGTACCTGGTCGTTCCGGTCTTTCTTTACTAACAACGGCAGGGCGTTTGCCCTGCCTTAAAATAGAAAATTATCATGACAGCTTGTGATTTTTGCATGTATCGAGGCGAAATTATGTGTTTTGATAGACAGAATCGTGCAAACAAAAACTTATGTGACAAAATCAGGTTATTCAATACTGGCAAGAGAATAGCCAACGAGCGTGCGCTTGCACTATACGAGCAAGAACTGCGGCGATTTAAGAGAATACTCAATGTTGTTTCTAAAGACGGAACCGGCAGTGAGTTAATCTCAGTGGGCGACAGTCTTGCCGACTTCGAAAAAGCATTGAAAGATGATAAATAAAACTCAAATGAAAACAATTTGCATTACTGTAATTGTAATGAATGTAATATCCGCCGTAACTTGTGTGATAATCAAGGACTGGACGAATGTTCTTAATAATGTGGCACTAGCATTATCATGGCGCCTAATACTTAAATACGAATTGGACAATTATCATGATAAAGTATAGAGTTATAAAGGCCGTCAACGGCTACGGAGAAACAATCTACGTTCCGCAATACAGGAGATTCCTGACGTGGCGCGACATGGACACGTCAGGAAGGTATCATGACATACTCAGCGCGATTCGTTATGTACGCACAAACGGCGTGCGGAAGTACGAAGATGTGGTTTTTGAAATGTAAAAAAATGGAGAAGTATGAGCTATGACGAGGCATTGAAAGCTCTTGCAGCGTGGCAGCAAGGTGTCACAGGCAAAACGCGCAAACGGCAGGGGCACGCGGAGGACGACTTACAGATGCAATGCGTCAGTTGGTTCCGTCTGCAATTCCCGCAGCTGGCGCGGCTGCTTCACCACTCCCCCAACGGAGGACGGCGTGACGCACGCGAGGGCGCAAGATTCAAGCAGATGGGCACGCAGGCAGGCTTCCCTGACCTGATACTTCTTGTCGCGGCAAAAGGCTACCACGCGCTGCTGCTGGAGCTGAAGACACGCACAGGGCGGCAGCAGGACAGTCAGAAGGACTACCAGAAGCGCGTCGAGGAGCAAGGGTACAGGTATGTGGTCATTCGTTCTTTTGACCAGTTCCGCGAGACAATAAAGGACTATCTCATCGTAAGCGGTTAAGTTTCAATTAACTTACTTTACTTACTTTTTGTTAACTTTGTAAAAAATAAACCAGGAAATGAAAACAGGACACCAAAGAATAGCCATTGATCTGATAGAAATGAACACCGGACAGATTGCCGGACTGCCGTCCAACCCTAGGCAGTGGACCAAGGCGCAGTTGGACAAGCTGAAGGCATCAATCGAGGAGACTCCGGAGCTGCTGGAGGCGCGCGGCTGCATCGTCGACTATCACGAGGGCAAGTATGTCTGCCTCGGCGGTAACATGCGCTATGCGGCGTGCAAGGCTCTGGGCATGTCCGAGGTGCCGTGCTACGTCGTGCCGGAGGGAACTACCATCCTAAAGAAGAAGGAGATCGTAGCGAAGGACAACGTCTCCATGGGTGACTGGGATTTTGACGCACTGGCGAACGAGTGGAGCGACATGGACCTGGAAGGCTGGGGTGTTGCCATACCGCCTGAATGGGGAGAAGTATGCGGCGAAAATAAAAAAGAGCTGACAGAACGAGAGGAAATCGAGCAAAAGAAAAAGGAATTTGAGGAAAGAATCGCAGCAGGTGAGCTGCGAGAGGAAGACGAAGAATATCAAGCTTTTCTCGCAAAATTCCAGACCGCCAAGACCACGGACGACTGTTACACTCCGAAGAACGTGTATGAGGCTGTCGTGTCTTTTGTCGTCAAGACATACGGAGTAAAGGAAAGGGACTTTGTCCGTCCGTTTTACCCAAATGGCGATTATCAGAATGAGAACTATCCGCACGATTGCGTTGTTGTCGACAACCCTCCATTTAGCATTCTTTCGGAGATAATTTCGTTTTTCGAGTTTAACAAAATTAAATACTTCCTATTCGCGCCAACGCTGACACTCTTCTCTTCTTCTTCTTCTGCTGCTGCATTGCCAATATCGGTTCAAATCAGATATGAAAATGGCGCAGACGTTAATACTAGCTTCTTGACGAATTTGGAGCCGCAAAATGTTCGTGTACGTTCATGTCCTGAATTATACGCAATATTGAAAAAAGCGAACGAGGACAACTTGCGGGAACAGCGGCGCGAATTACCGAGATATGAGTATGATATGCACGTGGTAACATCTACAATGGTAGCACAATACTCTCGCTATGGGATTGACTTTGTGGTCCCGCGTGCCGAAAGTGAAAGAATAGGAGGCCTTGAATCGCAGAAGAAAGTCGGCAAGTCGATTTTCGGATCTGGATATTTAATCTCGGACGGCGTGATGGCGGAGCGAGAAAAGGCGGAGCGAGAAAAGGCGGAGCGCTGGGAATTATCAGAAAAAGAGTTGGCGATAGTCGCAAGGCTTAACGCCGCACGAGAAATTGAATAAACAAAAAAAATATATGGCTGACAATCTATGAGATTTGGATTTTTCCTCGCAGGCATGTATAACCATTGACCGAGGGATTTATGACTTTTACAAAGAATATTTTGACGGAATAATAACCATAGCAAAGGAGTGAGATATGGACAATCAGAGGACAATAACTGAAGAGCAGTTTATGGAGCACTGCGACGAGAGCTTGCGACAGCTGGCGCGTGAGGTGCGTGGCTGCGGCTTGTCTGTGTATCAGATAGCGAAGCTGTCAGGGCTGACATGGCGGACAGTCAAGAAGGTGACCGACGGCATCCCCGTGAGGTTCGACACGGCGGAGCGCATCCGCTTCGTCATGCAGCAGAACGCATCAACCGCTATCGGCAATTAATCGGGGAGGATTTGACATGGGGAGACCAGGAAACAAGAACATCGCCAACATCGGCAGAGAGACGCGGTTCAGCAGCACGAACCAGCCGAAGAAGAAGGGCCGCCGTCCTAACATCCTGACGAAGCTGAAGGCCATCGGCTTGAGCCACGACGACATCCGCACGATACTGGAGAACATCCTGATGGCGGACAAGAACAAGGCGTCCGAGATGCTCCAGGATCCGGAGCTTCCGCTGTTGCTGGTTGGTTATCTATCCGCCCTCATCAAGGACATAAAGAAAGGTAGCAGCATAACCTTGGACAGCATCGTCGACAGGCTGGACGGCAAGGCCACGCAGAAGGTCGAGGCTGACGCGATACTTCGAGACGCGCAACCGCCGGCCATCTACTTCGGAGAGGAAGAAGAACAAGAACAAGAAGAAAACGACAAAGAGGATTAATGCTATTTTCGCCGAAATACAAGCCGCTTTTCAAAGTCATGCCGGAAGTGCGTTACTTCCTTGTCAAGGGAGGGCGCGCATCCGGCAAGTCCTATGCCGTAAATACTTCACAATGTGTGAGCACCTATCGCGACCCTTATAATATCCTATTCGCTCGATATACCATGACATCTGCGGAGGTGTCTGTAATTCCGGAGTTCCGCGACAAGGTCGTGGCGCTTGAGCTTGAAAGCCACTTCCGCGTGAAGGCTGCTGACATCGTCAATCTAACGACCGGAGCTAAGATTCTGTTCAGAGGTCTGCTTGCAAGTTCTGGCAATCAGGTCGCGAAACTAAAATCATTACAGGGCATCAAGACATTCGTGTTGGACGAGGCGCAAGAATTGACTGACCCTGTCCTCTTTGACACTATCGACTTCTCTGTCAGGACACCAGACGCGCCGAATACCGTGGCGCTGTCGTTCAACCCTACGGACGTGCACTCCTGGATTTACGAGCGATTCTACCGGAATGTGCCGGAAGGCTTCAATGGCATCATCGGAGACGTCTGCTACATCTCCACGACATACCTAGACAATATCCACAATCTTAATCCTTCAATTATCAAGCAGGCGCGCAAGATGGAAGCGGAAGCGCCGGAAAAGTACCGCAACATCTGGCTCGGAGAATGGGCCACGCTGTCAGAAGGCATCATATACAAGCGCTGGAAGGAAATCGCCCTGTCAGACATTCCGAAGCTGCCTTGCTTCTACGGCATCGACTGGGGCTACGCCAACGACCCGACGGCGGTCGTCTGCTGTGCCTATGACATCGACACGAAGACCATCTACCTGCGCGAGGTCTGCTATCAGCCGAAGCTGCTCGCTGGGCATATCGCCCGGATCATCTACGAGGATATGGAGGAGTTTGGCGTGGACCGCGAGGCTGACATCTACTGCGACCCTGCTCGACCGGAGCACATTGGCGAGCTCCGCATGAACAACCTCTGCGCCATGCCGGCGGACAACAGGAACAAGGAAGGGCGAATATCATACTTGCAATATTTCTCCGTCAAGTATGTCGGCGAGCACATCAAGTGGGAGAGTGACCGCTACTCGTGGAAGCCGGACCCGAAGGACAGGAGCCGCTATTTGAGCATTCCACAGGACGGCAACGACCACCTCATGGATGCAATCAACTACGCTTGCGTCACGAAGCTCCGATACCTCGGGCAGACGAACGTCATCGGCGAGGGGTAACGGAATGCGCTCCAATCCCCAGGATATAGCGTGTTTTAGCACGTTTTCAGTACGTTTCAGCACGTTTTGGTACGTTTCAGCGTGTTTTAGCACGTTTTAGCGCGTTTTAGTACGTTTTAGCGTGTTTTAGCACGTTTTCAGCACGTTTTAGCGCGTTTTAGCGTGTTTCAACGCGTTAGTGCGCAAACGTGCGTATATGCACGTATTAACAAATAACCCCGGCGGGGTTATTTTCGGCCAAAATTGAATTATATATGTTCGGTCTCAGTCTCATATCAACCAAAGAAATACAGGCCCTGCGAAACGAAATAAAGGGCTTTTACGGAGAGGTCGGCGAGAATGCCACCAATGTCTATCTTCAGGCAATCGCCAACTGCACGCGCGGCCTGGAGCTGCCACCTATCACGGAGATGGACCGCATGACAATTAAGAAATTCTATCAGCAGAGCGCTCCGGTGCAGGGCGTGGTGAACTACATCGCCCGCAATGTCGGCGAAGTGATGCAGTACCTGCTTCTGACGAGGAAATCCGACGACACTCCGGTCGAGAAGCATTGGCTCGTTGACCTGCTGGCGCGGCCTAACGACCGCTTCACCCTCCGCAAGTTCGGCACTGCGTGGGCTGTCAACAAACTGCTGTACGGCGACGCCTGGGTCTATGCTCCGAAAGCCGTCGGACGCAATCTGGGCATAATCAAGGAAATGTATGTTATCCCGTCCTGGCGCATCGGCGCGCAATGGGGGCAGGATTCAGTCCTGGAAGGTGTGAGGCTGCAAGGCTTGGCCGGTGACCAGACCATCCGTTTCTCGGATGTGTTCGAGAGCTTCGACTACAACCTTGACGACCAGAGCGCATTCGGCACGTCACGCCTTGCGTCCGCGTATCAGTACCTGTCAATGATGCAGAGTGGCATCTTGCGCGAGGACATCGCGCTGAAGAACGGAGGCGTCACCAACATAGTGACACCTCCGCAGGACAAGCTGACCGGCATCACGCGACCGGCTGAAGGAGACCAGCTGGAACGAGACTTCAACTCAAAAGACAACTTCGGCAAGACGAAGGTGCTGCGCTTCCCTATCGACGTGAAGACGCTGGGAAACGCTCCTGTGGACTTGGCCATTCTGGAGAGCCACAAGGAAGCCGTCACGGCGCTGTGCTTCGCGTACAACATTCCGGTGGACCTCTACTACGGGCAGAGCAAGTACGAGAACGCAAAGGAGGCAAAGAAGACCATCTTCGAAATGAACGCGGTGCCGATGGCCAACGAGTTCGCCGAGGATCTGCTGAACTATTGCGGACTATCCAAGGAATTCTCGCTGGAGGTGGACACGCAGAGGATAGACGTGCTTCAGGAGAAGCCGGCAGACGCGCTCGACGCTCTCGACAAGATGAACGCATCGGTGAACGAGAAGCGCGAGGTGATGGGATACGAACCGATACCCGAGGACTGGGCGGACAAGCCGATGATACCGATGGGCATGCAGTTCGGCAATGAGGCTGCGGACATTGACATAAACGAGCTGGCGGGCAATGCGTAGGCGTATAAGTCCGGCAATGCGCAGACATCTTGACTATCTGCGGCTGAAGGCCTTGCGTGTCGCACAGGCCTATGAGTCGCGCCTCAAGCGTCTGCGGCGCGCGGAGGTTCGGCGCGTCCTCGGCTTGTGTAAGGACTACGATCCTAGTGAATGGGCGGGCGTCATTGACACGAACCTTTCGGAGCCGTACTTGCAGCAGATCGAGCGAGGCCTGATACTTTCCGTAGGGCTGCCGCACGCGCAGAGCGTGGTGCGCGACATGAACAGGAAAAAGGCGGAGGACAGCGAGGTGCTGAAGAGCATGTGGATGTCTTCGCTGGAGCAGTACGCCAACGAGCGCGTCGGTGACCTGATAGTGTCCGTGTCCGGCACGCTGAAGAAGGACCTCATCAAGATTCTGCAGGCCAAGATGACCGATGGCGTCACCGGCATAGAGAAAGTGACGCTTGAGGTGTACAAGGAATACAACGAGCTGGCATTGTGGCAAGTCCGGCGGATAATTCAGACGGAGGCCATGATAGGGCTCGGCAAGGCCGGAGACGTGGCCGCGCGCACCCTCGACGTCAAGTACACCAAGCAGTGGAGCGTCAGCGGACTGGGCAATTCGAGGGAGACGCACATCGAGGTGGACGGCGTGGTCGTAGGGCAGGACGAGCCGTTCAAGGTCGGCCGAAGCTACTTGATGTACCCGCACGACACGAGTATGGGCGCCGAAGCTGGAGAGATAATTAATTGCGCATGCGCAGTGATGCGCGTGCCGATGTGATTCCATAACTTTGTTTTTAATTTTTGGGGATTCCGTTTTTTCGGGATTCCCTTTTTTTGTGCCGCAAACGTGACTATATGCACATTTAAGCGCCTGCCATTCACGCGGTTAAATTCATGCGTAAATCTCAATTAACAATGGCATTGCAGTATAAATCACACGCTGGCGGCATCGAGGTGAAATCGAAAAAGGACGACGGCACGCTTTCCATCCGTGCCTACGCCCTTGCGTTCGGCAATATCGACAGCTACGGCGACATCATCAAGACAGGCGCATGCGACAAGTGGCTCAGGTCCGAGGACAGCAAGCGCTGCGCACTCTGTTATCAACACGACATTCGCAACGTAATCGGCGTAATCACCGAGAAGGGCGTCGACGACAAGGGGCTCTGGATAGAAGCAGACATCCTGCCGACACAGCAGGGCAAGGACGTCCAGATCCTGATGCAGGCCGGAGCCATCAAGGAATTCTCAATCGGCTACTATGCGGACACCTACACATACGGCAAGGAAGACGGCCAAGACGTGCGCTATCTGGAGGAAATCAGCATCGTCGAGGTATCGCCGGTGACACGTGCGGCCAATCCGCTGGCCACCCTCACGGACATGAAGGCTGAAGACATGGCTGGCTCGCTGGCGGCAATGCCGGAGGCGCAGCTGTCTTCACTCCACGATGCGGTCGAGGAGGAAATCGCAAAGAGAATAATCTCAAAACTATAATTAAACCCTACTAACATGACAGAAATCGAAAAGAAAGCGCAGGAGCTCCAGGGAAAGATGGAGGCTGCGGAGACAAAGGCCGAGAATGCAGTCAAGGAGGCTGCCGCAGCAAAGGCGAAGGCCGAGGAGACCGAATCCAAGCTGGCAAAGGCAGAAGAGGCGCTTGAAGAGCGCAAGAAGGAGGCAGAGAACCTCGACAAGACCATCCAAGAGCAGCAGAAGGCTATCGAGGACCTCGGCAAGAAACTGAAGGAGAGGGGCGAAAAGTCCTTCGACGTCGTTCTCCGTGAGTTCATGGATGAGCACAAGGAGGAAATGGAGACATTCGTCAAGAGCAAGACCTACGGCGGTCTTTCATTCAAACTTGCGACCGCAAACATCACCAACACATCGCTGGCCGTCCAGCTGGACCCGAACATCCACGCTGACAAGCTGGCCGCCAATGCGTTTCTCACCACCTTCCCGAGAATCACCAGAACCGGCAACTCCATCGAATGGCTTGAGGGTTCTGACACTGACCAGACCGACTACGTGGGAGAGTTCGAGGAGGCGACCAAAGCAAACAGCTACGCCGTGTCCGGAAAGACGCGCAAGTTCGCCAAGATCGGCTCGTTCATCGAGGTATCGTCCGAGGTTGCGGACTGGTTCAACGCCGTCTATCAGTGGGCGCGTACTCGCGGAATCGCACGCATCCTCCGCAAGGCGGACGAGCTCATCTGGAAGGGAGACGGAGAGGACGCAACCAAGCCGTTGCACGTCTACGGCCTCAAGACTTCCGGCAGCACCGCATTCGCCGCTACCGGCGCAAAGTATGAGAATGCGACCATCGCGGACGTCATTCTCGACGCAATCGCACAGGCAAAGGCCAACGGCTACTCTGCCAATGTGGCAATCGTACCGACTGCAATCGAGGCGCAGATTCGCGGCCTGAAGGACAAGAACGGAAACTACCTCTTCAATCAGGTGACCGGCATGTTCGGACAGGTCCGCGTCATTACTTCCGACCAGCTCGCGGCAACCGAGATTCTCGTGGCCGACACCTCATGCGTCGAGGTTATCGACCGCGGAGACTACGAGATGGAACTCGAAAGGGTCGCAGGCAAGGACGGATGGAGAGTCTGGCTGCGCAAGTCCTTCCAGGTCAAGGTTCCCGCACCGGAGAAGAAGGGCATCATCTACGTTGCTAACGCAACCACCGCGATTGCAGCGATTGCACCAGCAGCCTAATGCCTGCTGAAATCAAACGGCCGGAAAAGCCGCACGTTCCGAAGATAGGAGAGGTCGTCGTGTGTGAGGTGGTAAAACCGCACGACGGCATTCCTTCCGGAGAACGGCGCAAGGTCCGCGTGGACGCGGTCGTGAAGTATATGATCAAGGAAGGCTTCTGGAAGATAATTGGATAAATCACATGCTCATAGTCGAGAAAGTAATAGACGACAGGCGCTCATATCTGCTTCCGCAACTCAAAAGGTATGCGGGAGCAGTTGACGATACGCAGGACGCAATATTGCAGCAGATGCTGATTACTGCTGCCCTGGAGATTCAGGAGCACGCGGACGTCAGCATCCTGCCGTGCGAGCTGGAGCTGCACGTGGACAGGAACACGTCACGCGACATCCGGCTCTACCAGACACCTGCGGAGGTGTTGTCCGTGACTTCCGCTGACGGAGCAGGCGTAGATTACACCACGGACGGCAGATACGTGCGCACTGCGGGCGTTTTGCCGTCTCTCGTGGTCAATTATACCACCGAGCCGAGAGAGTCAGAATACGGGCGCCTTTTGCCGCTTGTGTTCCAATATGCGACAGCCCTGTACGACGGGCAGACTGACGAACTAATCAAGATCGTAGCGCAATGTTAAGACAACAGAGAAACGCGAGGATATACAGGCAGCCTATAGAGCTGCTGTTTGCTGAACCGCACACGGACGAATACGGGCATGCCAGCCTCGGCGAGCCGCGCGTGGTGCTCCGCGTTTTCGCGTCGGTCGAACAGATGAGCGCCACGAAAGCAATGATGACGTTCCAGCAGGCAGACGTCGTGGGCGTGGACATCGAGATGCGGTGGACGGCGGCCAAGTTCAACGGCATACGCTGGCAAGGCCACGATATCGTGTTCTCGCAGCCGGAAAACGTAGGCATGCGCAACCGGATAATGCGCATATCTGGATATTACCAAGTCGACAACCCCTGACGCGGAGGAGCCATGGAGCAGGACGGATTCATTGTCGAGAATTTTCCGGAGCTGAAAAAGGCCTTCGGGAAGCACACGGCTGAAGTCAGGAGGGTGTGCGACGAGGCTCTGTCGAAGGGCGCGATGTCCATCATATCCGAGGCGCAGCATAACCTGCGGATGAACGGCACGAACACCACAGGACTGCTTTCCAACAGCGGACGCGCGGAGAAGCTGGGCAGTTGTGACTATCAGGCGGGCTTCTTCTCCGAGGAACAGGGCAGAGGTTATGCCGAGTACGTGGAGAACGGCCGAAAGGCAGGCAAGATGCCACCGCCGAAGATACTGACGGCATGGGTGAGGAAGAAACTCCGGATCCGAAAGGAGAAGCAGGCGGCCTCCGTCGCTTTCTTGATAGCGAGGAAAATCGCGAAGAAGGGAACAAAGGCGCAGCCGTTCTTCAGTCCGGCAGTCGCATCACAGCAGAAGGTCATATACAACGAAATAAAGACGGCATTAATGAAGATAATCAACAGGGGCAAATGATAGACATCAACAAGAGCATACAGGCATGTGACGAGCTTTTCCGTCACCTGACAAGAGCGATGCAGCGAAAGGGAGTATTTGTCGGCAGCACCGCCGGCTATCCGCGCGCGGAGATTGCGTCAATCAACGAGCAGAGCGGCATCGACAAGGGCGGTGACGTGCGTCAGATACTCGTGTCCATTGATTCGATGTCGAGCAGGAGCCTAGGCGAGGCGCTGGCAATCAGTCAGAGGAATCTGGACCTCATCAAGGAGGCAGAGGACACGACTGACAACTTCCGCATTCTGGGCGTGACCGAAAGCACCGCGCAGACAATGGAAGACATGACGGAAACGCAAGTCGTCCTCTATCGCGTGATTAATAGTTTAACTTTTTATCTAGCAGCTAAATAAAATGGCAAAATTGGGAAATGCGAGGAAATTCTACCTCACGACCGGAAAAACGGGCGGCACCTTCACATGGCTGAAGGGAGAGCAGAACAACAGCTTCAACCGCTCGGCAGAATCTATCGAGGTGAGTGACAAGTCTAACGACTGGGCACAATTCATTTCGGGCAAGAAGGGCGCGACCGCTTCGGTTACAGTCTTCACGGACGACACGGCGACCGAGCCGCAGCACAAGATGATCAGTTCGCTCCATAATGGGCAGCCGGTGTACGGCTTCATCGGCGAGCTGCCAGGAGACACGAGCTCAACACCGACGGAAGGAGACATCTTCGAGGCAATCATCACCGGAATTTCGGACACCAACGACTACGGCGCGGTTGCGTCTCGTTCGATGGACCTGACAATCACAGGAGCGCCGACACACTATCCGGCAATAACGGAGGAGTAGCATGGCGGCGGTTCTGGTCATTGAACTGAAGAAAGGCGTGGCGGTTAATGTTCTGATTACGCCGCGCCTTTTTGTTTACAAGGGACGCCAGGGCGTCACCTTGGAGGCTGACGGGGAAAACATCCCCGCCGTCATGTCGCTTTATGCTGACGTGCTGTATTGCGGTGCGCTGAACTGGTGGGAGCTCTCCGGCAAGGATGCGGACGAGTTCGAATACGCGCGCATGGACTTCCACATCTGGGCGGCCGAGCATCCGGACGAGTTCGGGCGCATTGTCGCCAAGGCCGTGCGGCTGCTGTCAGGAAAGAGCCTTGCGGAGCTGACGGACGAGGCAAAGAAGAAGCAGGACGCAAAAAAAAATCATTGTGTGGCTGGATTACGCGGATATTGAGGCGTTTCTGGTGGGGAGGTGCGGCAAGAGTGAGGAAGAAGCGGGATGGGTCAGCATGCGGCAGTACATCCTCCTGCGTGAGGCGGCGGAACAGGACGAGCGGCGGAAATGGGAGCGCGCAAGGTGGCAGATGTTCCTAGCCTTGCAGATGAATCCTTACGTGAAGCAGAAGCCGTCCACGCCGGCGCTGTGGGTGCCGTTCTCATGGGAGAAGGACGCGGAGGCTGCAAGGGCTCAGGAAGGAGACTGGCAAGTATCACGGAACGAACAACTGGAATTGGACAGATTGCTGGAAGATTTCATAAAATCGAAAAAATGACATGGGAAAGATAGGTGACCTTTGGGTCAAGTTGAAACTCAAATCGGACGAATACAAGAAAGGGCTGGACGAGGCACAAAGCAAGACGCGGTCGTTCTCGGACAAGATAAAGAGCTTGTCCGTCACGGCCGCTGCCGTATGGGGAGCTATTGGTGCTGCGGCAACAAAAATGGCTCTCGACTTTGTCAAATCCTCGCAAACCATGGGTGACCAATGGGACATTCTTATGACGCAAGTCTCCACACGCTTGCAGCAGATACGTGCGGAATTCAACAGAGAGATAGCAGCGAACGGGTGGTTCAAAGGCTTTTTCAAGGCCTTTTTTTCCGACACAACGGAAGTCGAAGCTATGGCTGTCGGTAAGGCTCTGTCTCAAGCCAAGGACGCCATGACGGAGATAGAGTATGCGTTCAGACTGAACATGGAGCAAACCGGTCCGAAACTTCACGAACTATATCTCAAAATGATGAATTCCGCGCTCTCTGCTTCTGATAGAGAGGCAGCGGCAAAGGACTACCGCAAGGAGGTAGAGGACATCTACGCGCCGCGAGTGAAAGGAATTAAGGACATCCTAGACAAGACTGTCCAGCAATATCTTGTGTTAGGCGGGATATCTCCGAATAAGTATAGCACCGAGAAGGTTGTAGACCTCATCAAGATGATGGGTTCAGATCCGGCCAAAGTTGAGCGCGAGTATAGTGATTTCTTCGCTGGTTATCAGAACCTCAGCGACGACATCTCCGGCAATCTCGTGTCCACTATGGAGGCGTACTATAACACTACCAATGAGATGAACGACATGCTGAAGCGTGCCGACCGCACGGCGCAGTCAATGGAGAATACAGGACTTGACGACATCATCAAGAAGCTGGGCGCTGCAAAGGACGGCATGGCGGACTTCCGCGCCCAGGTCGCGGAAGAAGCGGAAGTGATGGCCGCCGACGAGGAGTTCCAGAAGATGTCCGACCCCCTGGAAGAGTTCGAGCGGACACACGACGAGGTGTTGAGCAACATGACGGAGAAGCAGCGGACATTCGCGGAGTTCGCACAGGAATCATTCGAGAAGGCAGCACGCGCCGCGTATAATTGCGCGCAACAGGAGCAAGAGTCAATGGATGCTGCCCAAGATGCAGCCGACACGGCAATGGCCAATCTGGAAGATAGAATGCAAAAGGCGGAAGAATTGAACAACATGCTGTCCGATTCTATCGCCAGCAGCATCTCTGACAGCACGCAGGCGTTTTCGGACATGCTTTTCGGGCTGGACGATGCGGACGCCTCGGCGGTTCTCGGAGCTCTGCTCCAGCCGTTCGCGAATATGGCGAAACAGCTCGGCGAGATGCTCATTGTCGAGGGAATGGGCATTGCCGCTTTTAAGGAATCCATGAAGTCGCTAAACCCGGCTGTGGCAATAGCCGCCGGCGCAGCCCTCGTGGCCCTGGGCGCGGCCCTGTCGAGCGGGATCCAGGCATTGGGCAAGTCAGGGGGTTCGAGCGCGATGTCCAGCAGCACCGGAAGCTCGGCATCTACAACAAACGAGAATATTTCCACGGAAATGACAATCTACGTGAAGGGCAAGATTTCCGGCAAGGACATACTCATATCGGGCGACAATGCTCGCAGTTATTACGGGAGGTAACATGGCGGAATATGGACTTAAATATGTGGCGAATTTTGACAGCCGCAAGGAGGCCGGCGCAAACGCCTTCACCTTGGAGATATGGCAGAAGGATCTGCCGCAATCATTCGAGGCGAAGACTATCCGCGCATGGCGAGGGCTGACGCTTGAGGTCGACGGAGACGACGACCCTGTCTCTCCTGTTCAGAAGACCATCGTGAATTTTACGCTCGTGGACGCGCCGGAGATTGCGGACGCGGCGACGGAGAAGTCTGGAGACTGGCAGGAGTTCTTCACGCCTGACAGCACAATGTATAAGGTTATCATCAAGCAAGGGCAGCAATACTTGTGGAGCGGATTCATAACGCCCGACAACTGGCAGGAATCGCTGGACTATCGCGGAGCGGTGACCATTACCGCGCGCGACAACATCGGCCATCTCCAGGACTTCGATTTCGACCTTCAGGGAGACAATGCCGGCACGGCAACGATTGCCAACCTGCTGAAGGCGGCAATCGACAAGATAGACTTCCAGATGGCTATATATTACCTTCTCGGTGAGTGGGAGTATCAGTCGGCTCACAAGTGGATATTATACGACAATTCGGAATTGGCGGACTTCCGCGTGAATGTGTCGCAGTTCGAAGGCAAGAACTGGTACGATGTCGTGGAATCAGTCTTGTCCTCGTTGGGCCTGTTTATCCGTTACACAGGGAACAACCAGTACGTTGTGAGCCATCTGCGGTACTTGCCGTGGCTGGGGAACCCGACGCAGCAGAGCACGGACGAGCAGGATGTCGTTTTCCTCGGCGGCACTCGCAGCTACAAGCCGGCGTATAAGCGGATCGTCGAGAATGTGAAGTATGACTTCAACGAAGAGGCGCAATATGACGCATCGGACGGCCTGTCATTGTCCGCATCTACCAGCACATACACGACCAACATCTCCGTAATGATGCAGGAGCGTCCGGCGACATACGCGCAGATAACGGGCGTCATTACTCGGAACACCAATGCTGCCGCTAAAGGCTGGCAGACAGGATTAGGCTTCGGGCCATTGACAGGCAGGACATCATCCGAGCTGGACCTTGACCATGTAGCGCTATTGGCCGCCAACGAGAAAACCGCGTCAAGAGTGTTCGTCTACAACATCGACACATTGCTGGCGGGCATGAACGGCACGCTGGAGCTGCAATTCGCAGAAAGTCCTGCGATATACGCACAGAGAAGGGGACGGCAACCTGAATATGTGCTGCTGACACATTCTACGACTGGAGAAAGCGGTGGAACGACGGAAAGAAAAGAATTCACTCCGCACCTGTCGTCGCTCAAGTATGCGCTGATATTTACGACTTTGGACGGCACCGAATATTACAAGACAGAAACGAGCTGGCAGCAGGGGAGCAAGATTCTTGAATATAACGAAAATCAGAATGCCGGCTCCATATCTTTCAATCTTGAGGATTCGTCCACCCTCATCGGGCAGACACTGATGCGCACGGCCGGCCGCCTGCGTCTTGTCCTGTCGGAGATATACTTCGACGTCGGAGATGCTAACGTGCTATTGACGCCGCAAGGCTGCGGAATATACATGGCTGTCACCGGAATTTCCCTGAAGGCTGAAGCTGTCGGCAAGCTGGAGTCAGATACGACCACGACCATCAACAATGACAATTACAACGTGACGGAAACGCGATCTCCGGACATAGGGTTCCTGAGCCGTGACGTGGTTTGGCAGACGTCGCAGAACTACGGCAACGCCGTGTATTATGCGAATAGCGAGGGGCTTGTCGCGCCTGTCCTGTATCGCGTCACATGGGATGGCGTGACTTCTCCGTTTCCGGTGTTCCTTCACAAGCAGATCCTCCAATACCACCGCGAGCCGATGCAGATGCTGGAGGGTGACTGCATGCCTTCGCCGGCAGGATTATGGAACCACAATGCAGTCGTCAGATACAAGGGGCATAAATTCCTGTTGCAGGGCGGCACGTATGACTTCGTTTCGGGCATCATGTCCGGAGTGCGGCTCCACGAGTTCGAGCAGTACGACGACATCTGGAGCGAGGATGCACCGGAAGTGGGCGGCGTGTGGTCCGTGACGCTGGAGGCGGTTGGCCCGAACAAGATGCAAGTCATACATGCCCTGGTCGACAGCGCCGGCATTGCCTTAAAGGACGCAAAGACCATTGCGGACAATGCGCCTTCACTGGTAGGCAATAATTACACCCATGCTGAAGCACAGAGCATCCAGAAAGCGATAGCGGCGGCCGGAGGTACGGCCACCATTGCAGAAGTGACTACTAACTAATTAATTAATTATCATAATCATGACAGCATTAAAGAAAATACGAATCGGCACGGACGCCATCATTGCCCTGTCGGTCAACATATCCGGCAAGCCGGTGACATGGAGCGAGGGTGACATCCGTCACGTGTACGCCTTCTCGGACGTCCAGGGCCAGCCGGTGGCGGAAATGGCCTACAAGGCTGAAGGGCAGACGCTGCGCTGCACATACGCGGCAAAAGACCAGAACTACACAGGACCTTTCCGCGTTATAGTCGAGTTCGCGGACGGCAAGGCATTCTCTTCGTCGCTGGACGTTCCGGCATTCGAGATCGTCAGAACTACGGAAGAAGCGGATGCCGACACCGGCGAGGTCGTTCTGGACATCGACGGCACGATGCGCTTCTATTCATTATCCGAGGCAATCGCCAAGATCGAGGCTGCAACGAAAGCGGCCACCGATGCGGCAGCGGCAGCTGACAGGTCCGCCGGCAATGCGGATGCGAAAGCGAAAGCAGCCAACGATGCTGCGGAAAAGGCCAATGCGGCAGCACAGGCGGCAGGAGCGACAAACACGGGCATCGCAAAGGCAGAGGAGCAGCGCGTCAACGCTGAAAATGCTCGCAAAGAGGCGGAGCAGGCACGTGCTGACGCGGAGACAGCAAGAGCTTCGGCCGAGGGCAAACGCGCCGACGCGGAAGCCAAAAGGGCGGAAGCAGAAGCCCAGAGAGCCGCCGGCGAGCAGTCTCGTGTGAACGCCGAAACTGGCCGTGTCAATGCGGAATCTGCAAGGGTGAAGGCGGAAAGCGCAAGAGCAAATGCTGAAGCGACAAGAGCGGCAAACGAGGAGCAGCGGAAGAAGAACGAGAGCGCAAGGACATCGACAGAGGCTGGCCGCGTGGAAGCGGAAAAAGGAAGGGTAGCCGCCGAATCAGCACGTGTGACAGAGTTCGCACGCCTGAAGAATGAATCAGAGACGGCAACCAAGAACGCCACCGACGCAGCAGCAGAGGCTAAAGAAGTGTCCTCAGGCGTCGCAGCGCTTGAGCGCGACCTCGGTCAGTACGCGGAGCTTCCGTCAGTGGCTATGACTGCGGAGACCACAGGCAAGTACATCAATGCTGACGGCGAGTTCGTGGACGACGCGGACTTCAACATCGCCGCCATCGGTGCGGTGGTGGTAGGCAACACCTACGAGCTGTACATGGGTGGAGCAGACAAGATGAAGCTGGGCGTGGCTCTCTTCGTCGCACTAATCAAGACCACGACGACATCCGGAATTGAAAGGATTGAATACGTGCCGCTGTTCTCGGCAATGAGCACGGACATCCCTACGAGCGGATACGTCTGCTTCGAGGCGATGGAGGCTTACTCCGACGTGCTTGTCTGCTATCGTGCCGACGTGCCGGAGGCTGCGACATTGCTTGTCCGCCGCTATGGAACAAAGGCGTCCATCGCAACACAAATCAACAACCTGCGGAAGAAGGTCGACCTCAAGTCATTCGCAGACGGCTACTACGAATCAATGCGCGTCGGCACGGCTGACAACCTCACGTCAAAGGGCGATGCTACCGAGGAAATCATCATGTCTCGCAAGGCAGGAGGAGACAATCAGATTGAGGACGGAAGCGCGAGCATCAAGAGGATTAAAGGGTACAGCGTGGTGAAGAATCAGTATTCAACGGTCAAAGACTTTAAGAATAAATTAACAGATACAAAAGATTTTCTTCTTCTGTATATTGTTCATTCGAATACCGTTTTGTGGGGCAAAACAATAAACAGCCCTCGTCTGGTATCCGATATTATAACAATACCAAATGATACAAATGATATAAGAATTAAACACAAAGGAAACAAAGTCGACATACAAATATTTCAGGTTTCTTCAGAGGGTTTTATTAATCATAAGATTTTATTCTTTGCAAATATAAGAGGTTGTAATCCATCAATAATAGACGGCCTTAACATATCAGATCTGTTATTCATCGACCTCTCGCAGATGTTCGGCTCCGGAAACGAGCCAACGACACCCGACGACTTCGCAAAGCGCCTCGGCTATTCAAGCATCGACGACGTGCCTTATATCCCTTACAACGAGGGGAAAATCGTGTCGTCATTCGCGGAGGGAATCAAGACCACCGACACAGAGGGCAAAGTCAGTGAGAGGAAGTGGAGCGAAACCCTGAAGAAGTACTTCCCTGACGGATTGAAGTCTGCCGGTTCAGCATTTGACGAGATTACGCCGACGAAGGCGGTTAAGAGGATTAGAACTTATACTATTACTGGGAAGGAGCCATGGATTATGGCATCGGATTATAGGTTCGTGATGCCATCAATTCCAGGCGTGACCAACATTCTAAATGACGCTAACACAATCAATAGGCTTTCAAATTATTATACAGCCACCACTAAGCGTAAAATAATTGATAAGTCTATATCCTCGGATAGTGAAAATAATTGGGCCGTTGTAATTCGTGACATAGGCTTTTCTTCTATTGTAGAGTTTGTGACTCATCTACAATCAATGTATGCTGGTAGAACTCCTGTCATTATAGAATACGTAGTCGCCACTATAGAGGAGACTACCTACGACGAACTGAACCTCACGGAGCAGGTCGCTGAAGGCGGAACGGAGGAGGCGATAATCACCGACGGCAAGACATCAACGCCTCTGCGTGCGGACATCGTATATCCTATCGACGCGTACAACACAATCAAGGCAAACAAGACGCACATCGGCACATTGTCGAGCCTGAACACCGCAAGCAAGACTGACCTCGTTTCTGCAATCAACGAACTCGCAGGCAAGGTCGGGGCGCTTGAAGCAAAGGCAACGGAATCAGTAAACAACGAAACAACTGAATAATATGAACAGGATGAACATTGAAGGAGTGAGGGAGGGCTATGTCAGGCTCTCCTCACCTAACGGAATAGTTGACACGCGCAACGGCGATATTTTCGCTGAAGTGATTGTCAAAGAAAAGAGCGCGAAGTGGTTCAAGGAGGTAGAGGACAAGGAGGGATAGGATGGACTGGACAGGTATCATAATGACGCTTATATCCTCCGGAGCATTCACGGCAATCTACCTTCTGGGCGACAAAAAGACGTCTGCGGTGCTTGACAACGTAAGCAAGAGCATCGACCAGTGGAAGCTGATTGTCGAGGAATACAAGCGCGAGAAGGAGTCAATGCAGGCGGACATCGACCGCAAGGACAGAAAAATTGACAATCTGTACGGGCAGATAAGCATCCTGAAGGACGACAAGGACAAGTTGAGTTCAAAGGTCGCGTATCTGTCGGTGGTGAAATGTACCGAGGTCGGCTGCATCAAGCGGCAGCCGCCTTTCGGTGCAAATCAAAGGACTAACGAAAAGCAGTTGACGGATGGAAGCAATAACAAGTGACACATTGCGGAAGATATATCCGCTGTCAAAGAACATTGAAAGGTACGCGGAGGCATTGGACAAGGCAATGCAGGAATGCGGCATCGACACGGCTGCAAGGGCGCGTGCCTTCCTCGCACAGGTGGGCCACGAATCGGCGCAACTGAATCGCGTCGAGGAGAACTTGAACTACTCCGCGCAGGCATTGCGGAAGGTCTTTCCCAAGTATTTCCGCACGCCGCAGGAGGCCAGCTCATACGCGCATCATCCGGAAAGGATAGCCAACCACGTCTATGCAGGACGCATGGGCAACGGAAGCGAGGAGAGCGGTGACGGATGGAAGTTCAGAGGCCGCGGCCTGATTCAGATTACAGGACGCGACAACTACGTGTCTATGTCGGCGCTGATGGGAAAGGACTTGACGGTCTGGCCTGACGCCCTGCTGATGCCTTTGGATGCCTGCCGCTCCGCCGCTTTATGGTGGAAAGCCAACGGCCTGAACGCATTGGCGGACAAGCTGGCGACGGACGAGCGCAAGACGTTCGAGGCGATTACAAAGCGCGTTAACGGCGGGCTGAACGGACTAGAGGACAGGTGGGCGATTTACCAAAGGACGAAAAATAGTATTGTAGTCTAATTGTAGTATAGGAATGAAACGAATAATATTATTAGGCCTTGTTGTTTTGTTGCTCTGCTCGTGCGGAGCAACAAGAGTGCAGACGCAAACTATCTACGTGCGCGATACTACCTACGTCAGCAAGGTGCAGGTAGATTCGGTTTACAAGCGCGATTCTGTGTTCGTCAAAGAGAAAGGCGACACGATTTACAAGTATGTCGAGAGATACCGCGACAGGTACAAGTTCCTACGCGACACTATCTACCGCTACAAGGTAGATTCAGTCTATGTAGACAAGGAGCGCGTGGTCAAGGTTGAGAAACAACTGACGGCATGGCAGCGGTTTAAGATGCGCGGCTTCTGGGCGTTATTAGCCGCTATGGCGTGTTGGATAGCTTGGAAGAATAAGGCGCGCATTTTAGCCTTAATGTTGCGCAGATAGACACTATACGGGCAAAAAAATGCCCCTGACTTGCAACTGCAAGATTCTAATAAGTAACCAGCTCAATAAGAAAACCCACAGGCACATTTACAGGGGCAAAGTTAAATGCCTCATGTTTGTGCTTGTGGGTTATGTGGTATCTTATCAAGTCTGGCTGAGGCGAAAGTTAAACAAAAATTTTTACAAACGTATGAGAAAATCGGAAATTTTCGCCGGAATACTTGCGGACGTCTCCTCGGAGGCGGAAATTGACAGTGACCGGATATTGTCTTCAGAACGCAAGGAAGAGGTCGTGGACGCGCGCTATCTTGTCATTTTCCTGCTGCTGGGCAACGGATTCTACCCTGCAATGATTGCAGAGCGGATGGGCTTGTCGGCACGTGCCGTCAGGAGCGCAATATCGGGGTTCGAGGCACGCCTTGCGAACTCGGCGGGTCTGCGTCTGGTATGCCAGAGGCTCTCGGCCAAGTGGCTTGCATAAATAGGGAAACAACGTGGAAGCAATAGACACTAAACACGGAGCTAACCACCTGAATATCAACGAAGATAGTGATATGTTTGCAGCACGATGTACACGTGCCAACACCGCCGAAGGCTCAAGAGGCGGAATAACATTAAAACTATCGAATCATGGACGATAACATGTTACCTTATATCCTTGACAGGAGAGACGATTGTCGCCACAGAGGCTCAAAGGGAATGGCCGCAACAGGCATCGGCTTGGCTGCCGGACTTGGCGGAGGCGCATTGCTCTTCGCGATCGCCGGACTTTGGGGGCTGAACAAGGCTTCAGAGGCCAGAGCGGCAGGAACCAATCAAGGACTTGCAGGCGTCGCTACAGCATTGGCCGCACTCAACGGACACGTCGCCAACGAGCGCGCGTCACGCGAGGCTTGGCAGGCTGCGAACGCGCCTAGCATCCGCAACTATGTGGACGTGAGCAACACGCCTGTCGCTGCATCCACCAGCGTCTCAAACGCCGTGGCTGATGCCCTCGCATTGGCCGCAGCATTGAACAACAACGGCAACGCGCTCAACAGCGCAATCGGTCAGGAGAGCTTCCTGCGCGTGCAGAGGTACTCCGCTCCGCAGCCGTGCGGATGCGACACATGCTCTTGCGGTAATTAACACGAGAGGTTATGGCCCAGTTCTTCAGTAAACCACGCATCGACCTGTCGGTGCTCCGTCCGACTTCCAAGTTGTCGCTCAAGCTGACTTGTTTGGCCGCCTGCGACAATGACGTGAAGGCGGCCACGGAGCTGTACGACTTCATCGCCGGAGACATGGCGCTTCCTGACATCGACCCTGAAAGGCCGACAACGTTCGGCATGATAAAGCAGGGTGCGGAAGACATCTTCGGATGGATCCAGGAGCACAAGGACGAGCTGATGCAGGGCTACCAGCTGATAAGGGGAATGAGGGGCGGCGCAACGGCGGCAACGCCTCCGGCAGCCCCTCCAATACCTGACATCTGATGAAACCCTACAAGGCACAATTCTACGTCTACGCCGACAGCGAGCAGGAGGTCAGGGAGCTGGAAAAGGCTCTCCACGACTTCACGGCGGCGCAATACGGCAAAGGCGCGCTGGTCTCCGCCACGAAAATCACGGAGGCTGTCAGAAGGTTCGGCCATAACCTGCTCATAACACAATTTCTGAAATGAGCGACGGACCTAAAAACATCTTCGAGCAGATACTCTATGGCCTTGAGGTCACGAACAACAATATCGTGGAAATCTCAAAGGACATAGCAGCTCTGCTTGAGAGCATCGCCGAACTCAAGGCGGCGATTCTGCCGTCAACCGCACCGGACGGAACGGACAAGGCTTTTTCCGGCAACCAAGTAAATGAATAACACCATGGCAAAGAACGCAACCATAACTACGACCCTTGCAGCAGGTTCGGCTGCATCGCCTTACTACTTCATGGCCAACCTCACGAAGTCGCTCTGCGCTCCGTGCTGTGCCGCCACGCCGCCCGTATTCGCGCCGAAATTCTCCGTCGTGGGAATTTCCGCCGTCGGAACAGGACAGTACGTCGCGACAATCAACGTCCAGGGGCTTATCACCTACGACCCGTGCGGAACGAACTGCTGCGCGAAGACGGAGCCTGTGAACCAGAACTTCACCATTCCTTTCGCATCGACGGCAGCGCCGACATCTGTATCGGTCACCGCAGGAACGACGACAAACGCAATATCCGCACAGCCTTGCAAGGTATGCGGCCGCGTGTTCGTTTCGGAGACGCCTCTCGCGCTTACAGTCGCATAGCGTCATGAACTGGGTCGCAACGGCGCTGCTGGCGGCCCTCGCGGTCGCCCTGGCGCATCACCTCGGCCTAGTGGAGAAAGTGGCCGAAACGGCACGGGAAATTGCAGGATGCTCACGATGCTCCGTGTTCTGGGCGGTCCTCTGCGTGCTTCTCTTTGAAGGGGTCAACGCAGTAACCGCTTTCGGGGCAGCAATCATGCTGGCGTACCTCTCGGACTGGTTCGGCCTCGTTCTCTTTAAGGCCGCAAAACTATACGACAAGCTATGGCAAAGAATAAACAACAGACGCAACGGACTGACGAACTGAAGCCGCAGGCTCCGGCGGTCAAGACCATCCGGTACATGCCGGTGCCGAAGTTCGGCACGTGTCCGCAATGCGTCAAAACAAACACTACTACGACATGAACGATATAGCAACAAGGTTCATATCTATTCTCCGTGAGAGGATAGACACGGAAGCGGGACAGTCCATCATCCTGAAAATGGTCGGGGAAATGGACAGCGAAAGGCGCAACATCATCGTCGACGAGTGCGAGGACATGGTCAAGTTCCAGAACTATCTGTCGGAAGACGAGGCTGACTGCATCGTCCGCAAGTTCGTGAACTTCGACGGATCCAAAGGTCCGCACTGGTCAGATCCGGACGCGGCATTCAGAGCTGTTCAGGCTCTTGGCATGACTTACGAGGAGGAGGGAGAGTTCAACCGCTGGGCTTTCTTCGCCGTCCTGAACATGGTCTGGTCCGACGAGTGGGGCGTCCTGCACAACTACGTCGAGCAGGAGCAGGAAGTCCGCGTATGCGCGGAACTTGCGCACGCGCGGCTCGAAGACAGAGACAAGGTTTTCTCCGTACGAAAATATTTTAACGTCTAG